GTCCCACCCCGCTATTGGCATTGGACATCCCGTGTCCGACCCCCCCCCGTCGCCCGCTCATGTGCCGCCCACGCGAAGCCCAGGTGCGCCCCCAGCCCCGCGATCTCATGGTGCGGTATTCCAGATCCTGCATACGCCATACGGATTTCGGAATTCGGAAATCCAGAATCGGGAATCGGGGTACAGGGATTTCTCCATGCCATGAAAGATTCCCTCTTGACGAGGTGGATCATGGTGCGGTAGGTTATGCGGCGTGAACCAACAAACCATTGTCGCCACGTTCCGCAAGCCGGATGGAGAGATCGTGAAGGACTCCAGCTACCATGAACCGATCAGCGAGGCCCGCGAGGCTGCTGAGGAGGACGCTCATCGCTACGGGTGGGAGTTCCTGAGTGTGGAGGTAGCGGAGGAGGTTCAATGAAGCCCCGCATCCTTGTTGCGTGTGAGTACAGTGGCCGGGTTCGCGATGAGTTCGCGGCCCGAGGCTGGGATGCGTGGAGTTGCGATTTCGAGGAGTCAGACACAGTGGGCCAGCATTACCGCGGTGATGTGCGGGATCTTCTCAAGCAGCGATGGGACATGCTGATCGCGTTCCCGCCCTGCACCTACCTCTGTGGAAGCGGCATGCACTGGACTACCCGGGGGCTTCGCGACCCCAAGCTGACCGAGGAAGCACTGGCATTCGTCCATCTGTTAATGAATAGTACCCCCCCCCGTATAGCAATAGAGAACCCAATAGGTGCTATCAACACTCGTATATGCAAACCCACGCAGATAATCCAGCCGTATCAGTTCGGAGATAACGCGAGCAAGCGCACCTGTCTCTGGCTCAAGAACCTACCCCCGCTGGTTCCCACCGACATCCTGCCGCTACCGCCATCCGGTAGGTGGGCCAATCAAACCCCCAGTGGCCAGAACAAACTCGGTCCCAGTCCAACCCGCTGGAAGGAGCGTTCCAAGACCTATCCCGGCATCGCCCGCGCTATGGCCGCTCAATGGGGTTTGTGAAGCCACATTCGATTTCACCCCTCCGACGCGCTGGCGACCCCTCCAAGCTCCAGCAATCGACATCCATATCCATCCATCACAACCACCTACCACCCGATACTTCGTAATCAGTTGGGGTTCGCAATAAATGCCGCCGCCGCGGGGGGCGTAAGTCCCCCAAAAGCGTAGCGGCGCAGCATTTATTGACTCCCTTTTAAGGGAGTATGGAACTCCCTTTTAGGGGAGATAGCGGGGGGGGCTGGGAACTTTGTGCTACCGTGATCGGAAGTTCCTTTTGGATACTTGACGGGTGTCTTGAGACATGTGACCTTGGTTCTCTCATGAGTTACTTAGACAACGGTTCCACCTTACGCGCCATGTTCCGCCTGATGCCGCCCATGCGGCACGATGCCGATCCGACACGATCCGAGGTTGTGGCTCACATCCGCGAGAATATGAGGTGTGAATTGGGCCGTGCGATTCGTGCGTTTGATTCGATGCGCCATCTGAAGAGCGCGGTGTTGATATACGATCGTATCCATCGTCAGTGGCGTGGATGTGATTGGGTGCCCGCCGAGGAGGTGGATAAGATATCACTATTGATGAGTGTTGTTACGGAGTTGAAGCGTGATATATCGTCATTGAGATCGGAGCTTCGGAAGGTGAAGAACGAGATGGTCTTGTTGCGCCGGCGCAAGGGTGGCAGGAAGGATGAGGAGGTGGCCGGCTCGCAGGATGATCCGGAACCAGAGCAGCAACAAGCCGCTCCCCCCGAAGAGAAAGCGGCTGATGGTGAGGACTGGTGGAAAGCTATGCGCGCCGCCTTGGCCGATGTGGAGGTGGTTGCGGCTCCTTCAGTTGCGCCCCGGTCATCATCATCGGGTTCCACTGCTCCCACAGAATACCCTTGGGAGAATGACGAAGATGAAGTGAGCTAGACTGGAGCCGCGATCCGCGCTTGCAGAAGGCCAACTGGAACCTTCTAGGTTTGTTTTGGCCTACCTCATGCAGAACGGCTATCTCGCGCGCCCAGTTGGCGAGTTCGGAGGAGCCGAAGCCTGAGTGGGCCAGTTCCATTGTGGTGAGTGGTTCATTGCTTTCCTTACGCTGAGGTTTGGCAACGTGATGCATCCAGACCCAAGCGACCTTGGTCTCGTGTAGGATGGGCTGGAGCTTGTTACGCAAGAACACGCTGACCTCGCCCTGGTCGCTGAGGTCACCGCCGAAGTAGCTGAAGAGTGGATCGGCCACGATGACATCGAGCTTGGATTTGTGGATGAACCGGCGGGCGTAGGCGAGGAACTGGTCGCCGGTACGGACGGCTTCGGTGCGGAAGTGGAGGTTTTCTTGGAGGATAGCGATCTCGCTGACGCTCATGTTGAGTCCTTTGATGACCCCGCGGAAGGCTTCGGCGAGGTCACCCTTGTCGTTCTCGGCCTGGATGACTCCGATCTTCAATCGCTTCACCGGCTTGATCCCGAAGAATTCGAGGCCGAGGCACCAGCGGATGACGATCTGCATCATGAGGCTGGACTTCCCGATACCGGTACCACCGCTGATGATCATGGAGGAGCCGCGGGTGAGCCAGCGTTTGCCGATCAGGTTGTCGGGATCGTTGTCTGGATCGAAGTTGATGAGGTCTTTGATCGAGACCACCGTGGACTTGTCGTCATCGGTCTCGCGTGAGGTGAGGTAGTCTTCCCATGAAGCGGAACCGAGGTTGGTGGCCAGCAGCTTCTGCTGGGAGGTAGGACTACGCCATGCGCCGGGGAGCCGGGAGTAGCGCGAGGGGTTCTTGTTCTTGGCATCGATGCCCGGGATGGACGAGTAGATGATATCCCGGCGGATGTCCCATTCCTTGCGATTGGGCGCATCTACGCGGACCCAGGCATGGATACTCTTACCACCGGAGTCGATGAGGACGGTGATGGGTAGGCCAGAATCGCGGAAGAGCTTCTCCTGTTCGGCCTTGGGCTTGTCATCGAACTCGACCAGGACATGGCGGTACGCGCTGACATCGTTGTCGCTGCCGCTGTAGAGGTTGGGCTTGAAGGGATTGATGCGAACGAAGATACCCTCGCGTTCCGGTGATAGGATGCGGGATGCCGGATCATCGAAGCGAGCGATCCATTCCTCGATGGGGATGAATGATCCAGCAGTGACTGGCCTACCCTCCTCGACGGCATCACAGATACAGACTACTTCGGTGGGAGCAAAGGCGGCTTGAAGGAACCGCTTGAACTCGCTGGCTTGAGGATCGGGCGCAACCGCTGGTGACGGTCGCTTGAAGGATACCTTGGTGATATCGAATGGAGCGGTTGAGGGGGAGACCCCTGATTGAAGGAGATGGCCGGCTGGTTTGGAGTGAGACTTGGAAGCGGCCTCGCGGAGCTTGTGGGTGAGTTCGCGATCGGACCAAGGTGGTTGGCAGTATTGATTCCAAGCAGAGAGCAGGGCTAGAGAGTCCGCCTCGGATAGCTGGAAGCCGTGTACGAGGCCGACGGCAGCGGTGTAGGTAGTTGAGTGTCCGGACTGACCGGAGACGGCTGGCGGCACCTTGGAAAGCCAAAGGGCCGCACGTTGGTGCGGTGTCATTGTCGTTGTTTGTTTGGGACTGATCGTTGGGGGCTACTTCATTTTGTCTATCTTCATCAGCCGTTTGATGGCTTGGGTTTTGGGGGAATAGGTTCCGGTCTTCTTGGTGCTGGGCTTGGCGGCGTAGGCGGCGGCCTTGGACTTAGCTTTCTTCATAGGGTTTGAATTTGGTGTGGAATTCCGAGGTGAGGCGAACGTAGATGTTGCTGCCTCTTTGGTAGATGATGACGGGAGCTTTGAGTTCTGCGAGCCGATACTGGCCAACATGAAGGACTGTGACTACGACTCCAGGGTTGGATCGATTGACGAACCGGGAGGGTGGGAGAGCTGAGGGATTTTCCATATGCGACGTTCGATGGGTTCGGGGTAAGCAATCCAGCCTTTAGCGATTCCCCAAGCAATTATCTGAGCGGACTGCTCGATGAGCCGGCGGTTCTCATCGGTGATAATGGTTCGTTCATCTTCGGTTATGGGACCAGGTTTCTTGTTATTTGAGAGGCGGGATTCGTACCAGGGTTGCTCTTGCCTTGGGGTCTTCATGAGGTGATGAGGCGAGCCAGGATACAGTTGCAGTAGGAACCCTTGGTCTTGGCGTTGCATCGACCATGATGCACAGGGTTGGAGATGATGTGTGCTGTAAGGTCGCTCGTGAGCTGGACCAGCTCAAGGAGACGAGTGGATGCTTCTGCACAGAGCGCATTGGGGATTCCATCTTGGGTATCTAGTTCGGCTGAGAGGATATTGAGCGCGTTGACGAGGTCGTGTGTTGAGGACTGTTTCATTTTTGTTTGTGGACTACGAGTCCGTTGCCTTTGGAATCAACCAGTTCTACGGATCGAACGCTCTCCATGCGGGCCAGAGTCTTGATCATCTCGATGGGATCATGGGCTTGGGACACGCAAGTGAGGTGGATATCACCATCTCCGTAGTTGGTCTTTAGATTCTCTTCGGTTCGATCACGCACCACTCGGATGGTTCTTCCATCTGAGAGATGGACCACCTTGATGGATTCGACGAGCGGGAATGCGTGACGGCTCATTGCTTAGAGGTTTTACCGCAATGGGGGCAGTGCCGGCCTAGACCGGGATCGGCGGGTAGAGTACCAAGCCACGAGCACAGATCGTGGTAGGATCGAACACCGAAGTTCGGCCACTTGAACGGTACGATGTCACGGTTATGGATTGCATGAATGGCAGTCTCCTTGTCTTTGATCCCAAGCTTCTCCATCAGGTTCGCGTTGCGAGAGCTGAGACCGGCGGTCCATTTGTTATTCGAGGCATCCCGCTTCTTGCCGGCGGCGATGATCTGGAACACCCGTTGCTTTGAGATGTTTAACTCTGCACCGATAGCTTTGTAGGTAAGTCCCTTAACCCTGAATCCTCTTACCTTGTCGATTGAATCGTTGGTTTTCATGTATGTATGTTTGAGATACTTTCTTTTTTTCTTCTTTGGTTCTTTATCTATCGCAACGGTATCTGGACCGCTCGATACCGTTTCTGTGCTTTGTGGCACTGGACGCACAGGCCGGTTTGAGTTGTGCATCCGCATCCCAAGCATGCGGCCAATTCGTGACATAACAGTTTCCATCGTTGTAGTTCCTCTATTGTTTGTTTGGTTGTTTGTTCTTGATGTTCCATACGCATGAATGCGAGATACCGTATTTCTTGGCCAACTCCCTGTAGGTGAATGTTGAGTTATCCCTGAGAATGGATTCCCGAATCTTTGCTGGAACAGCTTCCCACCGCCGGCAGATCAATGGATCAGGGGCTTTGAAGGCGGGAACTGGTCCCAACATCTTCGCCATTGACTCCTTCGTCAACCCTAATTCTTGAAGTAGACTCATTTTCAATCTACTCGCTCTTCATCGGCGTGGATTGAACGCCATTATAGGCCACTGTCTTCGGCCTGTAGATGCCTACCTGCTCCGTTTCCTCGACCCAGGAAGGACCGCCGCGGACATGGAATATGCAGGAAGACATTCCGTTCCAGCTCTTCGTGTTGCTCTTGGCCGAGGTATACGCAGATCCGAACGTAGCGTTCAGATCGTCGCTCGACATAGCCTTGACGTTGGCCCAGTCGATGTCGCCTGCATGCCACAGTTTAAATCCTAGCTCCAACGGCGCGACAACCTCTGCGATGCCGGGAAAGTGCCACACCCACTCGTCATGGCTGCTGGCATCGCCGGACATAACAGCGTAGCATTGGTAATTTCCAAGCGGTACGGAGCCACTGCCCCAGTCGCAGCTCTCGCCGGGTTTGAGGACCGCCGAACGTGTCGGATGGTCGTTGCATTTGGGCTGCTCAAAGAGAGCAACGAGGATGGGGACTTCGGTCTGATTTTCGATCTTGATGTGTGTGCTCATGTTAGTAGGTGTTTGATGATCTGATTTCGCTCTTTAATCGTCGCTCGGAGAATGCTCTCCAGCACAACGTGAGGGTTGATTGTCGCAACGTGTTTCCATTCTGGATTACCATCGATGTTTTTGGCTGTGTCCAGACTTTCTACGCGAACGATGCCGTTAAATGCGTGGACGTAGATGAATGCGGGGCTGTCTTTCATTTGGACTCCTTCCACAGCAGCAGATCCGCTCGCATCGAGTCGTTCTCCTGCTCTAGCTTGGTTATGATATCGCACAATCCAATAATCATCACCATGTTGGCCTCCGGTTTCTCAATCCCGTTGCGCTTGCAGATTTCAAGCCCTCGTTTCATTGAGTCCAATCCAACTTCCCGCCACGGTTCGTTGATAAACTGGCTTATCTTGATAATGCTCACAGCTTGGCCTCCTTGGCTTTGCGCCATGCATCCCACGAATTGGTGCAAGTATGGCAGTTGAAAACTGAATCTCCATGTGGACAGCCACATGAAAGGCTTTTCATTATGGCATCACCCGCCTCCTCCAACCGTTTGATGCGCTCTGAAACCTCACTCAAATACTTCCGAGTCGCGGCTAGTTTGCGTTCTAGCCTTCTGCATACCATCGCTAGATCGCCTACGTTATGCGGAGTGCTGTCTGAGATGGGCGTGTCGCTGATCATTTTCGTGGCGTCAGGAATATGATCGCTCACGGCTTGGCCTCCTTACCTTTAATTTGTCGTCGGTAACGGACAACTGTGCCATAAGATACGTCAAATTTTCGCGCCAACTCTGAGATACTGATGTTTTGCGGGGCATCGGCGATTGCTAGTTTTTTTTCAATCGGTACACGGTTTCTATAAGGGTAAACTTTGGTTCGTAATTCGTGGTTTTGCTCAAGTAATTTGTAATTCCGCTCCTCCAACCGCTTGATGCGCTCCTGTTGATCGCGGATCTTTTTGGATTGAGCGTCGGCCATCCATGTTTCTCGCATAATCCGTAGCACCTCGGCTGCTGTCTCCGTAGGTTTAAGATGCTCGGCTGCGGTGATTGTCCCATCGTTATGGATGGTTAGTAGAGCATCGCCGTTGTCCCTAACCTCAATTAGGTGGTTGAATGATGCATCGGTGCAGAACTTGTTTTGTTCTGGTGTCATTTCGATTCCTCCATCACTCCGCACGGGAGCCATGTTTTGCCGCAGTCGATGGAGTGTTCGCTGTCTTCAAACCAAGCTTGTCG